AGGATATCCGTGTGACAAAAGCATTGTCGTAGGCATAGATGTGGACTATTATGTGCGCAGTCCTGAAGAACTTTTGAGTTATGCTCGCCCTGTCGTGCTGCATACTTTCAACCCCGTTGAGGTGTCTGGAATGGACGGTGAATGCCGTTTCCGGATTAAGGATGATCGTGTGTTGTACGAAGTTAGCGGTGGCGGTAGCTGGGCTCATCAGGTTTGGGATTGGTGTGCGTTCGGCGAATTTGTCGAATCACGAGTGCATAGTGGGCCCTGGTATCGGTGGGGGTTCTATCGAACAATGTTTATGCGGTTGCTGGGGTTTAGCAAGGTAGTCTACCATAAGGTTCACTACTCGCGACCTTGGACAACCTGTCCCAATCGTGTCTTAGTTTGGACTATTCCGTGCTATACTGCGTGGAAATTCGATTGGATCGGAAATGAAATGAATGCGCGTACGCTTCAAAGAGTAATCTATAAAGATCGTAAACGTCCCGGATGGAACACGTTTGTCTCCGTTGATAACGAGAACAAGTTGTGGATAAGTTTGGGTCGAGAGAATGAGGACTATTCTGTTAAGATGTTGAAAGAGCATTATGACGTCTTAATGGGGTTGAGTAGTTCTCAGTCGGTAACGTCTCGTATGATCGGTATGGGTTACAAGTCAACCGAAGTCCTAGCGTTTGTCGGACAATATTACACTGGAAAACCAACTCTAAATGAACATTCTAGAGCTGGGAGACCGATTGGTGTGAGAGTCCATTGGCCATATATTATGGAAGCCGACGAGCCTGAAACGTCATATCGAAGTTATGGAAGCCCTATTGTAACAGATCACAATGTGGTGCCTATGATCAAGCGTTGGGAAGCGATGTCTATATCGATTGAGCGACGAGTGACTTGGGTTGCCAACAAGAAGGTTCCGTCTCCGCGATTACAACAATACTACAACGAGTGGGTGAACCTGCTGGTGCCGGACCATTTGGTGGGCACCGGCATACCGTATACTTTGGAAGAGGCCGCTGAGATGTTGTGCAAGCCTTCGCAGAAGTTACAAAAGGACCAGGTCTGGGAGACAGTTGAGATGAATTGGCGTAAGCTGATTGAAGGTTTCATGAAACAAGAACCCTGCATGAAACCAGGGCGATTGATTTCGTCTTTCCCGGACTTTAGATTTTTGTTGCAATTTGCGAGGTTTGCATTAAAGTTTCGTGACGAGGTCTTACATTCAGAGGAACACGCGCATTGGTTTTACCCAGGCAGAACACCTGCCGAGATCGCTGAGAAGGTTGTAGAATTCGCTGGTGATAACGATGAGATTGACGAGGATGATTATGGCAACTTTGACGGAACGGTGTCTGGGTGGCTGCAACGTAATGTGATAAATGCCCCATATCACCGGTATTTCGGAGCCCAATTTCAAAAGGAATTGACCGCTTGCACGGACATGTTGATAACTTGTCCAGCAAGGGCTAAACGGTTCAATTTTGGGTACGATGCCGGTGAGGGAGTGTTTAGTGGTTGCAACATCACGTGCGATGGTAATACCATCGAAAGTGGTGGCAACCAATATTGCGCCGTCCGTATGACGCTGCCTGAATTACTACCAACTCAAGCCATAAAGTTGGTTGGTCCATCATTTGGTGATGATGGTTTGCGCAACAGGCGTTTCAGGAAGGCAATGTTGAAGGTGGTGGATAATATTGGA